GGGCACGACGGCGAGTAGTTGCGGCCTACCTTCTGACTCATCGCGTCCGCCATGCTCATGAGCTGCACGCGGTACCGGTGGTCGGTGATATCTACCTTACCGAAGAACATGAGAGCCAGGGGCTCTTCATCCTCAACCGGTGCGGCCCAGCTGGTGGCAAACACGTAGACCCGGGCGTTGTCATACGCGCCCACCTGCAGGTCATCCAGGGTGATCGCCCCTGCCTGCAGGATGCCGTCCAGGTCGATGCCGCTGCCAGACATATCAGAGGTAGCGGCCAGGCCGCTGAACTCGTAGCCACTGGTGGCCTGATACACCTCGCCATTGCTCATTTTCAGCGCCGTGGGGTAGCTGGTCAGCCTCACAACCGGCTGATCGCCCACGGGCTCGATCCGGGCGCAGTAAGTCCGCGTCCGGTAATCGGCAACATGTGATTTCATTTGGGGTCCGGGTTCAGAATTTCGAGCAGGCCGATGCCGGAGGCGTCGATGGTGTCCCAGTTGGAAAATGTGCCGCCCAGGTCGTCGGAGAAGCGCATCGGTAGGTCGTACCTGCAGCCCGCAGTCAGCACCTCCCCGGCGATGGGGTTGGTCTGCACGGTGCCGCCGCTGACGTAAGCGGTGAATGCGCTCGAATCGATGGCCACGGTGATCGTGGTGGTGGTTCTGGCCGTGATCAGTGCGCGAAGCCCGTTGATTTGGGTCATCCCAGCCACGGCGCTGATGACAACAGACTCGCCGACAGCAAAGGTGTTGGCTCCAACCGTCAGCACAGCCTGCGCTGCCTGGCTGATGCTGGTGATAGCGCGCGACTTGTTGGCAGCCCAGGTGATGATCCCGGTGGTGTAGTCCGCCGACCACTGCGCCGCTGGGTAGACCTGCCCGGCAACACCTACGAGCACGGTCCCGCTGCGCGGCTTGCGGATACGGCGACGCCGACAGGTCGGGTCGGTGTAATCGCCATACCACCGTGTCAGCTGGTAACCACCGCCAACCGCCTCCGGCAGATGCTGATCAAAAGCTGTGGGCTCGCCGCGGTAGTCGTTGGTGCTGTGATCAACTGGGTGAAACACCCGGAACCCGCACAGCGTCCCCCCTGCCCGGTTGTTCAGGTCAATGACCTCATTGACCACCTGGTTGGTCTGTCGCTCAAAGTCGACATTCAGCGTCGCCTGAATAAACGGGTGCTGCTGGCTGCGGTATTCATCGCCTCCCAGCGTCCGCACGATCCAGTTTTTATAGCCGGCGGCAAAGCCGGTGCCGTAGTCGACGTTTTCCGGGAACAGCTCTTCAAGAAACTGCGTCATCAGCTGAACCTCTGCATTTTGCGCAACTGGTTGCTCACGTCGCGCGATACCGCCGAACTGGCCCGGCGCACTTCCTGATTGGTCATACCCGGAGCGAATCGGGCATTCACCGTGGCGTTGTAGTAGGTGTCGCCGTTTGCTGCTGCCGGCGCCTGCTGGCCGCGACGCATCGCCTCCAGGTTCTGCACGCCGATCCGGGCAGTGGCGTCAGCGTCGAATACGAATTCCTTGCCGTGCACCACGCCAGCCACATCGCTGACGCCCATGTTGCCGGTGTAGCCGCCCTCTCTGAATCCGGGCGTTGCCGCGCTGACAAGGGCCTGCAGCGCACCAGTCTCAGCTGTCGCAATCGCAACGGCCGGCAGGTTCGCGGGGAACGGCGCAGACGCCCATGCTTTACCGATGGCGTCAGCACTGGACAGCAGCACGCTGACCGTGGAATAGGCTTTCTGAATCGTGTAGAGCGATTTGTAGATGGTCGACTGCTCGCCTGCGTACACTTTGGCAAGGTCGGACATGTCGCCAAAGAAGGACGCTCCAGCCTGCAGCATCACGTCCTGCCGTGCCTTCTCGATGGACTCCAGGCGCTCGCGACTTTGCTCGTAGATGTTGGCTACGCGCTCGGCGTGAACCTCCTCCTCGATCTCCTTGAGCTCCAGATACTCGCGCTGACGCTCCAGCTCCTGCTCGCGCCACTGCTCCAGCTCCTTGGCCTGCTCGTCCAGGCGCTCAAGGTCAGTGATAAAGCCGGTAGTGTTCAGGCCGCCAAAGTCAGAGCCGGGGGCTTTGCTGACACCCTCGACCGTGCCCGGCTCTGGCTGCGCGTTGACCTCACGGATCTGGCGCAACACCTTCAGCCGGGCCAGCGCCTCTTCGTTACCCTGACGCTCGTACTCGGCAATCCGCTCGGCATACTCCAGCTCAAACTGCAGGTCACGCGCCGCACGCTCCTGCCCGGTTTCTCGCAGCAGCTCCAGGTTGATGTTCTGGATTTCGTTGAGGGCTTCTTTGGCGTCGAGTTCGTCTTGGAGGTCGCGCAGGCGTTGTTTCTGAGGGCCGGATAGCGCTTGAAGAGATCCGAAATTCAGCTCGTAGTTAAGCCTTGCTGCGGCACTATTCTGACCATGCAGGGCGATCTCGCGCTCAAGGGCGCCAGCAGTGCTGGCATACAGGTTTAGCACTTCCTCGCTTGCGCGCTTCTTGCGGTCGGCGGCCTCTTCCGCAGCCCTGGCGCTTTCTTCGGCCGCATCCTCTGCAGCCTTGAATGCGTCAATTTCCTTCGCCATGGAGATCAGCTGCGCTTCCTCCGCAGCCGAAACCTTCAGCAGCCCCTCTTTAATCTGCGCGCGGATGCGCTCTTCCTCAGTAATAGCGCCGAGCAGTACCCTCTCTTCGTTCAAGCGGGCCAGATAATCCTGGCCGGCCTTGGTGCTGGAGGTTCCAGCCGCTGCAGCACCAAGCTGATCGAGCTGGTCTTTAAGGACCTCGATATTGGACCGGGTCTGCTCGATCAATCCGCGAGAAATGCTGCGGTTACCAGCCTCATAAAGGCGGGTATAGCGCGCCAGATTCTGCTCTTGTCGCGTCAGAACCTCTTGGATTCTTGCGGCACGAGCCTCTGTTTCTACCTTGTTCAGGTTCTGGATGTTGGCAATCAGCCCGGCGAACTGGCGCTGCGACCTCTCAGCGGCGGTACTCAGACGATTTACGCTTCCCTCCAGCTTGTCGGACGACCTGACAGCCTGCTCTGCACTATCGCTAAAGTCGACGAACGAGAGCGCCACTGCGCCGATTGTGAAAGCCAGCCCAATCGGCCCACCGAGCAGGCCTAGCAGCCTGCTGCCCACTCCGAGCGCCCCGCGCATAGCTACTGAAGCGACCCCGGTTGATGCCGCTGATGCAGCACTGGCTGCCGTTGATGCCGCGGTTGCCTTGGTTAGGTTTCCAGCAGCAGCGGCGGCCGCAGTTGTTGCCACTGCACGGTTCGAGCTTGCCACGGCCACCGCCTGCTCTGCGGCAGCAAGCTCTCTGTCGACAATCGCGAGCCCCTTGCTCAGGGCCGTGTACTCCGCAGTACCTTTCGCCAGAGCCACCTGCAAAGCAAAGAGCTGCTGATTAGCCCGCGCCTGGGCGAGAGCTGCAACGGCGGCAGCTTCGGTTGCGCGCGCTTTGTCGAGCTCAGCCAGCGCCGCCAGCTTGGCAGCTTCTGCCTTTCGCACGTCGAACGCAGCCGCTTCTGCGATCAGTGTGTTGTTTTTTGCCTGCTGCACAGCCTGCGCAACCAACGCAGCCGTATTGGTGGCAACGACAGTTGTGCCGCGGGCCATTACCACATAAAGGCCGGTCTCCAGCGCCTGCGCAACACCTTCGACGTTCTCAGACAGGAACTTCAGTGATCCCGCATAGGCCTCAACGCCCTGGTTAAAGGCAGGCTGAGCGATCTGGCCAAGCTTGACCCGGAAGTCCTCAAGGTAGCGAGTGCTGGAGCGCAGTTGCTTGCCTGCATTATCGAGAGACGCCTCATAGGCGCCCGCGATGTTTGGCGCCGCAGACATGACGGCATTGGTGCGCGCCTGCACCTTCTCCTGCTCGCTCAGCGCATCAGTCGTCTTGCCGAGCTGGTCAGCCAGGTCAGAGTAGGACCGCTCAAAACTGACGTTCAGCCCGATATTGCGGAGCGTTTCTACCTCTGCCGTCTGGATGCCGCGAATCAGTCTTGCAAATGCCTCTGACGAGTTCAGCCCACCGATGACCGCTGCGTCCTGTGCCAGCCTCGCAAGGTCGGTCGCATTTGCCAGATCGATGTTGGCGGACACCATCTTGGCGATATTGGAGCGCGACTCAATCGCCGAGATACCGGTCTGCTTTAACCCCTGCTCAAGCGCATCGAGCTGGGACCGGCTGTAGCCAGCATTGCGCCCAACGACCTCCATCACAATTCCGAGCTCGTTGTAGCGCGAACTCAGCAGCGTGGTTTCCTTGACGAACTGAGCGACCTTGAACGACGCGAAGATGCCGGCGAGCGGCCTGAATGCGGCCACCATGCTGGTGGTGGATCGCTCGGTGTTGGCGGCTTGACGGTCGAAGTTACGCAGGTCGTCCGTAGCGCGCTTCGCGGAGGTGGAATCCACCTCAATGACGAGACGGGCGTACTCAGTCATTGTGCATGCTCCTGGTAACTATCGAATCGATCTTCATGATGGCCTCGACCTCTGGCGGGTCCAGCATCTGGCCTGTCAGGGCGCACCAGCTGGAAAGCTCTTGGTAGGTCAGCGGGTCTATGCCCCGCTTAATCTGGAAATACAGCTGCCAGAGATATTCCATGCCGGCAGGCATTGGCGGCGTATCCAGTTCTGGAGGGCGAAAGCCTGTCTTGGCCACCGCCTCAAGCTGCTGCCGAACCGTCTGTTGCGATCCGGCAGGTCGCCTCATCAGCCTTATTTCCGCTTCCGCGTGCGCTTCGAGCTGGATGAGGCGTTCTCGAAAAAACGAGTCTTATCCGCCGCAATCTGGTCGATGTCGACGGCTACATGGGGCGCATTTGTCAGGAACTCACGCACCGATTCGGGCGTGCATTCCTCTTCGAATGACCAGCCAGCTACCAGGGAAACAACGGTGTCGCGCATGATCGAGTCCACCGCTTCGGCTCGCTCAAACTCGTCCATGTTTTCCGGCAGGTCGCGAATGGCTCTGGCGGCCTGAAACTTGGCAGCGCGGAACGCATCTGATTCGGCGCCACGAATACGGAGCCACTCCCCGGTTTCCTCGCCATTGGCGAGCTTAAGCGGCAGTTCAATGCCTGCATTAGCCTTGGGCAAGGTGTAGAAATCTTCTTTCTTCATGTTTTCTCCAGGCATAAAAAACCCGCCGAGCGGCGGGTTTCGTTTGTGCGTACTGTTCACATCTCTAATTCGACGACATACCAGGTGCCGGCGCCGTCCGGGTTCTTCAGCTTTGCGTAATACTTCGTTCTAATTTGCGCGCCAAAAGCATTCTGCGCGTCGACGTAGGCCCACACTTCGTGGGTGCAGTTCCCGAGATACCGAGACCGAACCCCTTCTGAGTTTGTGCTTGGAAAGTCCGCTGTAGAAGGAGCTCTCAACCGATCTTCCACGAAGTCCCTTGAAACCAGAATGGCCTCCGTGCCGCTCTCGCAACTCGCCTGTGCTCGCTGCTCCGGCGTCATTGACTCGCCACAGGCCGCGAGAAGACCCGCCAGCCCAAAGATAATCAAAAATCGCATAACCACCCCTCCCTGATAGACAGGGAGGAATGTATCACCAGGTCAGCGTGTGGCCAAATCAGGCTGCAGCAGTATCCAACCCCAACGTAAGTTGCAGTTGCTCGCGCCAGTGCTCTACCTGGCATTCAAGCCCCGGCTTTTTCCAGCGCCATGCGGCCAGCTCTTTTCCGCTCAGGCTTGCAATGTGACGGGCATCGTCCAGCGCCTTGCAGGCGCGCTCGAACTGTTGGCGTTCGTTCAGTTCGCCATGCAGCAGAGCGTCAATGTGCAGGTCGCACCAGACCGCGAAGTCGTCATCAAGCCAGCGGGCAAATGCTACTGCCAGCTTGGGGTGCAGCCAGGTGCCTTGAATTTTGCCACCCTTTTCGGTCATCACCAGCCCGAAGTGAGATTTTCCCACATCGGTATCCAAGCCCAGCGCGCGAGAAAGTGCGGACATGTAGTTCTTGCTCGCTGGAAGCCGCAGCCAATCAACCGGCCGTTTTTTGTAGCGCTTAGCAACATCAGTCGCATTGATCCACCCGTCAGTATTGAACCGAACCGGCTGGCCTTGGTATCGAAAAGGAATCACGTTGTTCATGTGCTGCTCCTTCCGCCTTAAAAGGGGTAAGCAGGCAAGGGCGTAGGCGGAGCAAAACCGTCCCCTTTCGGCTGATCTGGCCTAGCCTGCTTGTTGCACCGCCTTTCGGCGGGCACAAAAAAGCCCGAGAGGCGTTAACCTTTCGGGCTTAGTTGTCTTGCTTGAGCTGTTACGAACTCCGCGTAATCCGTAGCGAAGTGGTGCCGTCGTAACCGCCGCTCCAGGTGTACTGCGGGATCACCGCGCCTGGCCCGCCGACCTGTTTCTGGCCCTGAACGTAGCGCACCTTCGGCACCTCGATGGTGTAGCTGTCGGATCCTTCCTGCAGCACGATGACGTGACTGGTTTCCGCCTCGTCCAGCACCTTACCCCACAGCACTTCATCCTTGAGGTAGGCACTCAT